ATCTCGTTCGCCGGCATCAGCGGCAGTGCGACCGTGTCGTCCTCCAGCGTGACCTACGCAGTCGGCGAGCTCGTCCAGCAGTCCGTGACGTTCAAGTACGCCTGACGGCCTGGAGGTCGTCGTGGCAAACGTCTCGCAGGGCACCACCGTCACCTGGAACGGCGTGACGCTGGGCGAGGTTGTCAGCGTCAACGTGGATGGCATCACCGCCGAGACGGTCGATGCCACTCCACGGACGCAGGCTGCACGCAGCAAGATCTTCAGCGTCGCCGATATCGACTATGGCACCATCTCGGCGACGGTGCGTGGCACGGCTGGGATGGCATCCACCAACGTCGGCTTGACTGGCACGTTAACGATAGTAGGTCCGAGCGTCTCGTGGTCTTTCACTGGGGCCATCTTTGAGAAGCTCGGCTGGTCCGCCAGCGTTGGCGAACTGCAGACCTATACGGTGACATTCAAGGTGGGAGCGTAAGCGTGGCACTTTCCAAGGAGCAGATTCTGGCCGCTGACGACATGGGACTGCTGAAACTGTCGGTTCCTGAGTGGGGCGGCGATGTGTACATCAGAGTCATGACCGTTGGCGAGCGGGACGCCTACGAGAACGAGTGGCAGCGGAAGCGTGACACCGGCGTAGACGATTTCAGAACCAAGTTCCTCGTGCGGTGCTTGGTGGACGAGAAGGGAAATCGTCTGTTCGACAATAACGACGTAATACGTCTGTCGCAGAAAAGTGCTCGAGTCATGAATCGGGTGTGGCTTGCTGCGATGGAGCACAACAACCTGTCCGATCAGTCAATCGAGGAACTGGCAAAAAACTCCGATCCAGGCCCAACGGTCGTGTCTTCATGATCCGGCTGTGCCTGGCAACCGGATGGTCGCTTGAGTACGTGGAATCTCTGCCGCTGACGACATACAGGGAACTGCTGGCGTTTGACCGATACGTGGAACCTATTGGCAGGGAGTGGGAGCAGACGGCGACGCTAGCTGCACTGACGATTGCCCCGCACGTCAAAGGACGCACGCCGAAGCCGAGTGATTTCATACCCATCAAAAAGACGCCGATGACTGCCGAGGAAATTGCGGCGGAACTCAGCAAACTGAAGCCACGCCATGGCCAAACTTGATCTCGCATTTCAGCTGACCGCAAACGCCGATGGCGTGGCGTCTGGCGTTGCCAAGGCGGACCGCGAGCTATCAAAGGTCGGTGCCAGTGCAAAGGCGACGTCTGCGGAGTTCCGCCAGGCGGCCAAGATCACCGCCGAGGTGAGGACGCCGGCAGAGAAGTACGCCGACACCGTCGCCAAGCTGGACAAGATGCTTCAGAAGGGACTTCTGTCACAGGAGGTCTACGGACGGGCGGTGAAGAAGGCCGAAGCGGAGATGAAGGCCGCATCGACCACCATGGATGGCATGGCCAAAAAGGCCAGCATTCTGGAGCGGGTACTCAACGGCACCAGCGGTGCCATTCGTGGCGTTGCGGACGCAACCAAATCGGTGGCCGACGCGGGCGTTAGCGTCATCAAGTTCGGCAAGGACGTGGCGTGGACGTACATACAGTGGAAGGCCCTCAACGCAATCAGGAACCCCGCCGGGCTCAAGGACTTTGCAGTCGGTGCGTTGAAGACGGCTGTAGCCACAAGGACGCTCATTTTCGCAGCTAAAGCTCTGGGTGTTGGGTTAGCACTCGGTGGCGGATCGGCTGGAACTGCTGCCGCTGCCGTACTGGGCCTTTCCAATCCGCTCGTCGGCGGGGCGTTATTGACGCTCAATCTCGGCCGTGCGTTCCTCAACGCCAAGGACCGGGCCTTTGAGATGGCCGCTGCCGTGACGGCTGGCACCGTAACGATTGAGTCGCTGAACGCCAGTCTCGGCAAGGTACAGGCACAGCAGATCGACAACCTGGCCTTTGCCATGGAAGAAGCAGCTGCTGCAGGGCAGAGGTCAGACGCTGCGTTTGCCGGCTTGGCCGATGTCTTCGTCACGCCGTTCATTGGGGCGTTCGCTGCAATCCAATCGGGCCTGGCAGGGTTCACGGATGGCATCAGTGCCGTTGTGGAAGGCGTCACATCAATCCTCTCCCCAATCGCTCAGGCGTTCGCTCCGGTGGCCACGCTACTCGGCACCATTGTCGAGGGCGTGCTCAAGCTGATCGGAGTTCTTGGCGAGACGTTGGGCGTGGTGCTGAAGGTTGCCGGTGCCGTCGTCAATGTTTTTCTGTCGCCATTTATCGTCGGGCTGACGAACCTCGTGGAAACGATCCGCAGCGGCATGAATGCGGCGTTCAACTTCATTGGCGAAAAGATCGACTGGGTAAACCAGAAGATTCGTGATTTCTACGCATTCATGTCGAACGTGCCGATCATCGGCGGTGCCTTTGCTGGCGGCGAGCAGGCTGGAGGTGGGGGCGGAATGGCTGCGGCACCAGCCGCACTTGAGCAGGTTGCTGAGGCGGCAGCGACAGTGGATGAAGAAATGGAGGCCGTCAACAGGGCCATTGCTCAGCAGGAGCAGCACCTGTCTACGGCAGTGGACAAGGCCCAGGAGTATGGTCAGGCGGGCTTCGATGCGGCCGTGGAGTACCAGACGGAACTGCGTCGTCTGGAAGAGCAGCTACAGGCCGGCATCCTGAACGAAACGGCTTTTGCAAACGCCGCAGACAAGGCCCGAGAAAAGTTTGAAGGGCAAGTCGATGCGATCAAGGATCGCAACAAGGCCATCGCCGAGCAGGCCGAGGCTGATCGCAAGGCAGAACAGGATCAGCAGCGGGCCATTACGCGGCAGACCGATGCGTTCTTCGACGCTACCGACAAAGCTAGCGAGTTTGGGCAGGCGGGCGTTGTTGCAGCACATGAGTACGAGGTTGGGCTCACTAAGCTGAATGAGCAACTCGAAGACGGCCGAATAAACGAGGAAACCTACGGACGAGAGGCCGAAAAGCTCAAGAAGCAATTTGACCAGCAAATTGCTGACCAGAAGAAGTTGTCCGAAATAGGCGTCAAGGCCGCAGACAAGCAGGCTGAAATCGACGCCATGCAGGCTGAACGCCAAGCCGCACTCTCTGGCACATCGAACGAGTCGCTCAAAGCAAACGACATCCGCTCGAGCGAGGGCATGGCTCAGTTCTTGGCACTGGCTACTGGGCGAGAAGATCCGGCCATCGCTGAATACCGCAAGCAGACGCAGAAGCTCGACGAGATGAAGGCTGAGCTGCGGGCACTCAATCAGCAGGCCGTCGACATCCTGGGGGCCGCAGCATGAGCGTCGTAAAGACGACAGAGCTTGCCACCGTCTCGGCGTCCAGAAAGTTCGGCGAGCCGCCGGTCTTCCAACGGAAGTTTCTTGTGGAGGTGGACAGCCCCACGACACCACAGACGCTGATCAGCAACGCCCCGGGTATTACGTTCCTCCAAGGCCACCCGGAGGCCACGTACTGCCTGGCGATGAACGTCAGCGTGAGCAACTACAACGGCTCACGGTGGCACTATGAGGTGACATGGGACTACGAACTGCCGAAGCAGCAGAACGTCGATCCCAACCCGCTGGCCCGTGCCGACATCTGGAAGTGGACGACGGGCGGGCTGGCGGTGCCTGCCCTGTACTACTACGACAATGAGACTCTGAAGCCGCTGACCAACTCGGCCGGCGATTTCTTTGAAGGGGCCATGACTGACATCTCGACGCTCCAGGCGTCGATCAGCGGCAATCGCCCTACATTCAACTACGGGCTCGCCACGGCGGTCACAAACGCAGTCAACAGCGACACGTACCTAGGGGCTCCAGCCGGCACGTGGAAGTGCAGCGGCATCTCAGCCCAGCCAGCCGTCGAAGTTGTGAACGAGGTCGAGATCCGCTACTGGCAGGTTGAGGTGACGCTCGAGTACCGCCCAGACAAGTGGAACCTGCAGCTGCCTGATATTGGCTGGAACTACTTGGAAGACAGCAAAAAGAAGCGTGCTTATGTGATTGACTCGGAAACGGGTGACAAGGTTCCGAGCAGCAACCCGCAGCCGCTCAACAGCGACGGCACCCGCAAGGCGAGTGGTGCCCCAAACATTCTCGAGCGGCGAGTGCAGAAACAGGTCGCCTTTAACTCATACTTCGGCCAGCCGACGCAAGCCTAGGAGAGAGTCATGCCCGACGTCGTCTACAGCATCACTGGCAACGTGGCCAAGGGGCCGCTGTCGCAGTCGTTCGCAGCCTCTGGCGTCACTACCGATATGTCGGTGTCGGGCGTTGCCACGCTGACTCTGACTCCTGGCACGGACGCCGCCGGCACGACTGCGATCAGCACGGCCACACTGACGAGCGTTGGCGTGTTCTTTGCCCGCAACCTATCGACGGTGGCGACTGCCGCCGTTTCGTTCGGCCAGTTGTCGGCTGGGACTCTCGTGCCGACTGTGTCGCTCAAGGGCGGCGAGGCGTCAGTCGGCCGGCTGGCTTCCGGCTCCTACGCCGCTCAGTCGAATCTGGCCGGCACGAAGCTGGTCATCACGATCCTCGAGGGCTGATTCATGGCCACGCAGGGAGCCAACAACGGCCCCGGGCAGGGCGCTGGCAATCAGTTCGTCAAGTTTACCAGGGCATCCGCCCAGCGGATCGCCAGCGTCGTCCGCACGGTGGAGGGCGGCGACCGCCGGCAGGCCCCGATCACGTTCGACCACCCCATCATCCAGCCGGGATCTGCAATCCGCACTGGCACATTCACGGGTGCCTGGGGCCGGCAGCAGACCGCCGTCGTCACGTTCGTCTACGGCAGCACGGCGACGGCGTCGGTTCACAACGATCTGATCAACCTGCCCAACTCTGGCACACGCTACTGCGTGGTGGGCCGGGAGGGCACGGCGTGGCGGCTCATAAATTGGCAGTGGGAAATCGCCAACGTGCCCACCGCTGCCGAGCTCACGACCACTGCCCTGGTGTTTAAGACGCTGCCTGTTGGTGCCGTCTCGACTGCGTCTACCATCACGTTCAACATCTCCGTGGCCTCGTGCTCCACGACATGAGGTAGGCCGTGCCGCTGTACCTCTATGGCCCGGTGCTGCAGGTGGTGGAGGGGCCGGCGTTGGCTGCCTCTGACGGGTGCTGCTGCATCAATCAGTCCACGGACTGCAACGTGATCTGCCCGACGAACCGGGCATACTTCGACTGCTTCGGCACCGGCTCTTGGGAGCTCAACGCCGACGAGTGCCAAGCGGGATTTGTGCCGAGCTCGGCGTCGTGCCCAGAGTGCCCAAACGTCCCTGGTGACGTCACGCAGTGCTGTGCGTGCTGTGTTGAGAACGGAGCCCCCTGACATGCTGCTAGAGCGCTGGCACGTCATCAGGAGGGCCATTGAGCGTGGCTATGACGTGCATGGCATATGGCCCTGCTTCGTCCGGTGGGATCACGACGACGTGTGGGAGGTGGACACGGAGCACCAGGCGTACCCTCGGGCTCGAGGGCCTGAGCCGAAGCCGGTGGCCGTGAGCGGCGACGGCGTCGGAACTGAGCTCAAGTCACTGCTAGCACTGCTGGGGTTTCGCACGACGCCTGGCTGCGGCTGCCTCGTGAAGGCACAGGCGATGAATGACCGTGGAATTGAGTGGTGCCGGGACAACGTGGCGATGATTGTCGGATGGCTGGAGGACGAGGCCCGTACCCGGCGGGTGCCGTTCGTGCGGGCTGTCGCCACGCTGCTGGTGAAGCGAGCCATCCGCAATGCGGAGCGGCGGTTGACTCGTCTGCCATCCTCCGGGTGAGGAGGACGCCGTGCCCGAGGATCACGTTTTCACGCTGAACGGCGACGAGCGGTGGCTGCTTCGGTTCACGGACCTGAAGGGCCAGGCATACGGCTACACGTTCAGCCAGAAAGCGAAGCGGCCCCGCATACTCATCCACAACGGGCTGCGTGGCCGGCACAAGCTGACGATCATCGTGCACGAGTTGCTCCACGCCCTGTATCCAACGGCCAGCGAGGAGCACACCGAGCAAGCTGGGAAGGACATCTCAAAGGTTCTGCACGCCTTGGGCTGGAGGGAGGTGGCCGATGGCAAAGCGTCTGAGTCTGCGTGAAGAGGTGTTATCCAAGGCCACCCGCATCAAGCGAACGCCAAGCTGGTGCGACAGGCTGCCGGATGATCTGAGGCAGGAGCTCCTGGCAATCCGTGACGAGTTTCAAGCTGGCCAGATGGGCGACATGGCCATGGGCGAGCTTGCACGTGGAATCATTGCGTCGATGCAGGACCGTGGGCACTCAATGCCCAAGCCCAGGCAGGTGGTGCTATGGCTCGGCGGGCGCTGAAAACCGAGGTCGTGGCCAAGGCTGCGGCCGAGAAAGGGCTCACCATTGAGGAGGTGACCAAGCGGGAGACGCCTGACGGCGTCGAGGCCCGTAGCGTCTCGGCACGCATCCGCACCGTGGAGGATCTGCTGCGGCACATCGAGGCGGACATGAGCCGGTTTGAGGTGGCGACGAGTGAGGCCACGAAATGGGAAGGGCTCACCGCTGACCGTGACACTGGCGAGCCGGTGGTGACAGAACTGCACCGTGTGCACGTGAGGCTACGTCCCAAGGCCGGGCCGGGCATTGCCGAGTGCGTTGAGGCGATGATCGCTGCGGCCACCAAGGAACTGCGACGGCCAGCGATTAAGTCGCACGGCAAGCCGAAGCCAGGGCTGTGGCAGGTGCTGGTGGTTTCAGATACCCACTTCGGCAACTACTCATGGAACGAGACGACCGGAGCGGACTGGGATCTCAGCATCGCCGAGCGTGTCGTGCGTGATGCTGCCGGCGAACTCCTGGCAGTGGGCAACACACACAGACCGGCACGCCGCACCGTCGCCTTTCTTGGTGACCTTTTCCACTACGACCGGGCAGAGCGTGCTGAGACGTCGAGCGGCACCCTGCTCGAGCGGGACGGGCGGCTGCAGAAGATGTTGCAGGTGGGCACCGAAACGCTGCTCGGCATCGTGGAGGCGTCAGCCGAGACGGTGCCCACTGATGTGCTGCTCGTGCACGGCAACCACGACGAGACGCTGTCGTGGGCTTTCCACCGGCTGCTGCTTGAGCGATTTCGCCACGACAAGCGAATCACAGTGGACGACCGCTACACGGGGCGGAAATACCTCTCGCACGGGAGGAACCTGTTGGGCTTCGCACACGGCCACAAGGCAAAGAAGCGATTGCCGCAGTTGATGGCGATTGAGGCGGCCCAGGAGTGGGCGGCGTGCCCGTACCGGGAGTACCACACCGGGCACTACCACTCGACGGCGGCTGAGTGGTCACGGCCAATCGAGACTATCGACGGCGTGCTCGTGCGGACCGCACCATCGCTGTGCGTCGCAGACGACTGGGCAGCGTCGATGGGTTTTCTGAACGCTAGACAGGCGATGGAGACTCACCTCTATGCGTTCGACGGCGGGCTCACCGCCACGCATGTCTCGGGACCAAAGAGAAGCGAATGACCACGACACTGACTGACGCCAACGACGCACTCCGCTCTGCCGTACGTAACCGTATGGCCGGCACCGCCGCCGACGATCCCAAGCTGATTGGATACAAGATCGACCAGGGCGACCCCGAGCCGTCGTGCTGCGAGGGCGGCAGGATGTGCGGGGATGGCATCCTGCATGAGCAGCCTACGGATTCGCTGCCGGCCGAGAAGTTGCTGCTAGACGCCCTGGCTGTCATCAGGGATCGCCGGCCCAAGTACGGCGGGCCATTGCAGCACTTCAAGCGAACTGTGGGCATGATCAATGCAGCGTTCGCTGAAGTCCTCAAGCGACCGCTGACAGAAGCAGATTGGGCCATCTTCATGACGCTCGACAAGGTTGCCCGCTACTGCGGACCGAGCAAGACGGCGGATGGCCCCGTCGATCTCGCAGGCTACGCAGCGTGTCTTGCCGAAGTTGAGGCGGCGAGGTGACTGAGCCGCTCACGCCCGAGGAGATGGCCACCATGGAGCAGGCGGCCCGCCGCTACCAAGGTGCGTGGACCGGCACCAGCGGCACCCTGGCGGCACACGTCATGCGACTCATCCAAGAGGTGCGACGCCTGCAAGTGGAAGCGGCGTACCGGCGAGAATTGAGGCGGCCCATGCCGCCACTGAACCACGACGACCGGGCGGCGGGTTGAGTCGGCAGGCGGGTTCCCTCCTTTCCCCGCTCGCCGCTCCCCGCCTGCTCGGTCACGCTGCGGGCCTATCGCCTGGCGAGTCATCGGCTGCAGGCGGCGACTGCCGCTGCGGGCCAGGGCCGAGGTCGAGCGGAGGAAGGTAGTCGAGGGCGGACTCCACGCCCGTGATCCGTTCGTCGTAGTAGTGCATCTCAGCCATTTCCTCGCTGGCATGGCCCAACTGCTTCTTCGCCGAGGCCCCGGCGGCTTTCATGTAGGAGGCCGTGCTTTTCCTGATGGAATGAAACGGGTGGTATTGCACACCTGCCACCCGGCACAGCACCCGAAGGCTGCCATAGGCCGACATGATGTGCCTGGTGTCTGTCCAGGGCCACACAAGCTCGCCTGCGGCCCCTTGCTGCGGGGCCATCATTCTGGCCAGGCCGGGGCTGATCTGGCGTGTAATCGTCTCCCTGTGCCCCTTGCGGGTGGCCGCCAGGAATGTGAGCGTCCGCCGCTCCAAATCCACCTCGCCCCAGCGGATGGCCAGGATGGCACCTATCCGCTCGCCCGTTTCGTACATGGCGGCCAGTTTCGTCGGCCAATACCAGCACGCCGGCACCCGGCCCACCATGCCCTTTCGGTGCCGAGCCGCTTCAATCAGCGTCTGGAGATCCTGGTGGGTGTAGGCCACCGGGCGAGGCTTGGGCACTAGTGGACGACGGTAGTCAGGGAACTCGAGCAGGTCGCCATTTGACCGCTTCATTCGTTTCTTCGCACACCAGTTCCAGATGGTCCGCAGTTGGGCCGAGTCTTTCGCCACGCTCGCCGGGCTGATCTTGCCCTGGCGGTGGTTGTGCTGGGTGGCCCGGTCCCGCAGGAACTTGGACACCACCAGATCATCCAGGTCGTCGATCGTCGGCTCTCTGCCGAGGAAGTCGCGGAACCTGTCCAGTGTGTGGCCGTAGAGCTCGACACTCCTGGCAGAAAGATTCTTCAAATGGGCAATCCGGTCCACGAGCAGTTCACGCAGCAACATCTGACGTCCTCCACGAAAGCCTCCTTGCGGCAGCCTGGCGGCCTCCTTCGACAGCCAGGTCCGTGCCTCGTTTGGGACCGATCGTAGCGGACTGTACAAGCGTATACATCCCACCCCGTCCGCTAACACAATCGGGCCAATCGGGCCGCTCGGTACTGTACAGAGTTTCCAGTGCCAAGGGAAACGCGGCTGTTTGCTTTGCACGGATCGGACGATACGATTGGAGGGATGATCGCAATGGCCAACCCGTTCGCGGGCTATATGACCGTTCGGCAGGTGATGCAGGAAATTGGGGCTCGCGCCCCGAGCACCGTCACCCGCCTCGCTTACGACGAGGACAAGCCGCGTCCGGAGGGGAAGCGACTGGCTGGCACGCTGATTCCAGGCCACGGCTGGATGATCCAGCGAAAGAGCGTGGCCAAGTTCCTTGAGGAGGAATCCTCCAGGCCGGCTGGCGTTGGCTTCCCTCGCGGCCGGGACCGCAGCGGCCAGGACGAGGATGTAGTGGCTGAGCCGCCCAAGAAGAGCAGGCGGGCTGCAAAGCCTGCCCGACCCGCCAAGAAGGCGAACGGCGGCTAGAGAATTCTTCGAAAGTTCGTTTTGCCCGACAGATGCCACTATTGCATATGCAACGACCGCCGTATACATATGCACGGATCGTGCGAAACGGGGCGGCTAGCACGGTTGCACACTGCAATCCCCGCGTGCTCCGCACGCTGCAAAACAAGCCCTTTTCTCTCGTCGATGGTTTTTGTTGACTTCCCCCGCCGAGGAGTTACGATGCCCCACCCAACAGGCAGTGAACACACGTACACCTATGAGGTGACGCAGATGTCGGCAGACCCGCACCACAACGAGTACCTGGCCGCTGTCGCCGGCCTGCACGAACAAACGCCAAGCCCTGCGAGGAACCACTACGCCGTCGGGGATTTTGTGTCTGGCGAGACAAACGACATTCGCTGGAAGGGCCGAATTCAGTGGTTTGACGAGGACCGGCCGACGCCCCACGTGGTTGTCAAAGACGAAGGCAGTCTGGAGACGTACCCGGTGGCTGACATCACGCACTGAACACAGGAGCCCGGTGGAACCGGGATGACCAGGGAGGGGGATTTCTGCCGCTGAGCCAGGACGGCAAGGCGGCATTCCAGATTCCAGAAAACGGAAAGGACTCGGCAATGGTTCACATTCGCAAGGCACGACGCAGTGCCACAAAGTTTCGGGGCCTGCTGACTGGCCCCAGCGGCAGCGGAAAAACGTGGGGCGGCCTGCTGATCGCCAAGGGGCTTGGAGGCCGGTGTGTCGTGATCGACACAGAGGAGGGTTCGTCGGATCTCTACGACGGACTCCATGAGTTCGACGTCGTTGACCTGAAGCCGCCGTTCACTCCTGAGCGGTACATCGAGGCGATTCAGGCGTGCGAGGCCGCTGGCTATGAGGTCATCGTCATCGACAGCGTGACGCACTGCTGGAGCGGCAAGGGCGGCTGCCTGGAGCTCGTGGACGAGATTGCGAAGGCGAAGTTCCGTGGGAACACGTGGTCGGCGTTTTCCGAGATCACGCCACGCTGGCGTGCGTTCATCGACGCCGTCCTGCGTTCGTCCTGCCACGTGATTTGCACGGGCCGCAGCAAGACCGAGACGGCCCAGGTGGACGACGGTGGCCGGAAGAAGGTCACGAAGTTGGGGATGAAGCTCGAGGCCCGTGATGGCCTTGAATACGAGTTCACCTGCGTGCTCGACCTCGTGCACGACGGGCACTACGCCACCGTGTCGAAGGACCGCACCGGCCTGTTCTCAGGCGATCCGAAGCCGATCACCGAGGAAACAGGCCGGCGTCTCGCCGAGTGGCTCGCAGGTGCCACGCCGGTTGACGACGAGGCGACAGTCACAAAGGCCCGCGACGCCATCCGCCAAGCCGAGTCGGTCGAGCGGCTCGACAAGGTGATGGCCACCGTCGCCCAGCGTGTCACGGAGCGGCGGATCACGGAGAGGACGGCCTGCGACCTCGGCAGCGAGGCGGCGGCAAAGCGGACAGCACTGGCGATCGAGAACCCCACGGCCGTGACGGCCTAGAGAGGACGGGAGAGATGGATTTCCGCATCGACAGCAGCGAGCAGACCACGGCGACGCCGACAGAGCGGCAGATTGTGCCAGTCGGCATCAGGACGATGGAGATCAAGCACGCCGAGGAAACCACGAGCAGGTGGAAGACTTCGGACGACAACCCGCACGGGCATGTCCTTGCCCTGCGTTTGGCTGACATGGACGGCGACTTTCGGTTCGTGTTCGACGACATCGCACAGCACGACACGCCGAGGGCACGTGCATTGATTGCGGCCCTAGGCCGGCAGCCATCTGGCGGCGTCGTCTCGCTGACACCTGCGAACCTTATCGGCCAGGTCATCACGGTCGAGGTCACGCACTACACGGCGAAATCGACGGGCAACACGTCGGCTCGTGTTCAGCGGTACGTGCCGGCTGAAAGCCGGGCACAGAAGCAGCAGGCCACGCCACGCACTGCACCGCCGCAGGAGGTGGCGGCTGGCGACATCCCTTTCTGATGGACGTCGTGCGAACGACTGACGACTACCACGCCGCAGTTGAGGCACGGAGCAAGTTGACCTGGCAAATGATGCAGGGCCGCATCACGCGACAGGAAATGCACGAGTTGGATGACGTGTTCTATGGCAAGTGGGACGCCACGATCGCAGCCGCACAACGTGCTGTGAGTGTGCCGCCGCTACCACCAGGCAGGTACTACGGGGACTGAGCATGGACGCAGCGATAGACGATCTTCCGCTTGTTCGACGCACCGATCCGGTGACGTCGAAGCTCGCTGGCCGTGAGGCACGCGGGTTCAGGGGCGAGCACCACCGGCTCATCCTCGAGGCCTTGGCCGCGTCCCCTGGCGGGGCGTCGGCGATTGCCCAGCGGAAACGGAAAGGACTGCCATGAGCGACTACTGGCCTGACTTAGATTCGCTTCGCCTTGACCTCCCGCTATTCACCACAGCAACCGCTGCAAAGCAGGCGAGAACTTTTCATGAGCGTGACGAGGCGCAGGCCAACGTGCTTGCAACTCTTAGGGCCGGGCGCGGGATTGACAAAAAGAGCTACGAGGCAAGCGTAAAGAACGGAAGCAGACTCGCTCCTGTTATTGAGCAACTACGCAACGCCCACGGATTTGCAATCTCTGGCGACGGAACTTTCGGCAATCCGTACCGCATGGATGATGCGAGGCAGTCGCCGACGCTTGCAAGAGTTACGCCAGAAATGAAGGCGGCGTACTACGCAACTCCGCATTGGAACTCGGTTCGGCTGTCGAGGCTTTCGCGTGACTTGCACAGGTGCGTTCTCTGCTGGGATGCGCACAACTTGCGGTGCCATCACGTGTCATACGCAAACCTGTTCAGTGAGCCGCTCGTTGACCTAATGACGCTGTGCGACGGATGCCATACGCGAGTGCATCAAGATTGCCGCCTCAAGTTCCCGAGCGGCGTTGATGTTCGTTGTGCCCACTGGCTTGGCTGGAAAGGTTTTGAAACATGGCTTCTCCCGTAACCACGCTGGCACGAATCAGCGAGGCTCGCAAGGCGCTGGCAGCCGCAAAGACGCTCGACGACGTTTTGCAAATCCGAGACCAGGCGGAGGCGCTGAGGGTTTACGTGAAGGCTGCGTCAGACAGCCTGGATGCGGCCAACGCGGCGGCTGAAATCAAGCTTCGGGCTGAGCGAAAAGCCGGTGCGATGCTGGCGGCGATGGAGGACTCTCGAGGAAGGAACCAGCACACCAAAGAGGATGGTAACACGACGTTACCATCCTCACTCAACGACCTTGGAATCAAAAAAAGCCAGTCTTCTCGGTGGCAGCAAGAGGCCTGCGTTCCAGACCATCAGTTTGAGGAATATCTAACTAGCTGCGTTCAGCGAGGCAGCGAGATTACCCAGGCCGGTCTTCTGAAGATAGCTGCAAAGTCCGCCGTCGAATCGCCTTTTGAATCCCTTGACGATTACGAGTCAGGAGCAGTGTCAAACCTGCACGACCTGATCATCCGTGGTTTGAAGTACGGCTGCATATACGCTGACCCGCCGTGGGCCTACAGCAACAAGGCTACGCGGGCCAACGTTGAGGACACGTACAAGTCCACGATGACAGTGGACGAGATCTGCAACGAGCCGGTGTCGCAGCTGGCCGCTGACGATTGCCACCTTCACCTGTGGACTACGAACGCGTTTTTGTTTGATGCTCGCCGCGTCATGGAAGCCTGGGGTTTTGAGTACAAGTCATGTTTCGTGTGGGTAAAGCCGCAAATGGGGATCGGCAACTACTGGCGAGTTTCCCACGAGTTCATGCTGCTTGGCATTCGCGGCAAGCCAGAGTTTCGCAGGCGTGACTGCATGTCGTGGGGCCAGTTTGACCGCACGGCACATAGCAAGAAGCCAAAAGACGTTCGCCGCCTTGTCGAGTCAGTAAGTCATGGTCCGTTCCTTGAGCTTTACGGTCGAGAGGCGGTCGACAACTGGATGGTCTACGGAAACGAAGTTGCGAAGGCTCCATTGTTTTCTTGAAGGACTCGTCAGATGGCCCGCACCCGTAGCATCAAACCGTCGTTCTTCAAGAACGAGTACCTAGCAGAGTGCGAGCCCATGGCCCGCCTGCTCTTCGTTGGGCTGTGGACGCTTGCCGACAGCCAGGGCCGCATGGAGTTGCGACCGCTGCGGATCAAGGCCGAGCTCTTCCCGTACGACAACTGCGACATTCTGGGCCTGCTCAAGCAGCTGGCCGACAGGGGCTTCGTCCGAGCCTACGAATCGGGCGACATGAAGGTGCTCGAGATACCGACTTTCGGCGAGCACCAGCGGTGTCACCCCGATGAGCGTGACGAAGGGCTTCCGCCACCCGATGAATCGGCGAAAACCATTGTTTTTCCCGGGCGAAACGAAAAACCGGGAAATCCAACGCTGGAGCCGGGAAATCCAACACCGGAGCCGGGAAATCCCCCGGCTTCTTGCGCCTTTAATCCTTCTACCTTTAGTCCTTCTACCTCTAATCCTTTGGCTGCTCCGAGCACGCCGCAGCGGCGGCGGTGCTCGAAGCCGCCCGATCCCATCCGGTGGTCTGCGGAATCCGGCTGGGAGGGGATCACGGACGCTGACCGTGCGGAGTGGTCGCAGGCGTACCCAGCGGCTGATATCCAGGTCGAGTTGGCCAAGGCCACGCAGTGGCTCAAGGCAAACCCGAAGAAGGCTCGCAAGAGCAACTGGCGGCGTTGGCTGACCACCGTGTGGCTGAGTCGCTGCCAGGACCGAGGCGGCACGCACCGTGAGCCTGGACGCAGGCCCGACGAAAAGCCGCCGCCGAAGTCTTGGCGGGACGAGTACCGCCCCGCCCCGTACCGCCGGCCGAAGGAACTGGCCGGCTTGACGCCCGACGTATCCCTCAAGGACGAGGACATCGCATGACCACCATCACTGACCGCCCCCCACTCACCCGACGCCAGGCCGAGGTCTACGCCTGGGTGGTCCGCCACCACGACGAGCGTGGGTACGCCCCCACGTACCGGGCCATCGCCACGGCGTTCGAGATCAACGTCAACGCCGCCGCCGAGACGGTGCGGCGGCTGGTGAGGAAGGGCTACCTGGAGATTCGCAAGGCCCCACGGGGCGTTATCTACGTGAGACAGGAGGTGGCGGCATGATCGACATCGTTGAGCAACTCAGGACGCTTGCTGATGCCTGCTCGCTGGCGGCTCGACGCTGTGACGACGGCGACATGGCAGACAGCATCCGCTCGCAGCACGGGCTGCTGCTGGACGCCGCCGACATGATCGTCCAGTTGCAGGAGCGGCTGGTGCGTCAGGCGTGCCACCTGGAAGTCATTGAGGCCGAGGTTCAGCGTCCACGGTGGCCTCTGCTCGAGGACGACGACGATCCGGGGATGGGGCTATGAGCGTCGAGCAACTCGTTTTGATCTCAGTCGGGGAGTTCATCCTGGCGGCCACGTTTGGCCTCGGGATTCTGGTGGGGTGTTCTTTGAAACGAAGGGAGCCAAGGAATGGCAACGGCAACAGCGACGAAGGAGCGGCGGAAGAATGGCAGCGGTGGCATCACGTCGAGCGTAGGTGACCTGCTCGACGCACTACAGGACGTGATGCGGGCGGTGCCCACTCACGGGCCGAAGCCGGTGCTGACGAACGTCCGTATCGGGAATGGGCTCATCACTGGCACCGACCTGGAGGTCATGATCGACCGGCACATCGACGGCGATTGCGAGCCGTTCCTCGTGCCGGCCGCACGGCTGCTTCAAATCCTGCGGGCGTGCCCCAGGACGGCCGAGGTGACGCTGACGCCCTCGGCGTCACGGGTGACGGTGCAGGCCGGCGGCGGGCGTTGGGAGTTGCCCACCGAGGACGTCAACGAGTTCCCGGCGTGGGAGGTGACGGGAGCCAAGCCCATCGCCAGGCTGCCCAGCGATCAGTTCGCCCGTGCCGTCAGGGCCACGGAGTATGCGTGCGACGCCGACTCAAGCCGCTACGCACTGGGGTGCGTGCTCGTGGAGGTGAAGGACGGGAACCCGACGTTCGTTGCCACCGACGGCCGACGGCTGACGGCTGTGGAAACCGAGACTGATCAAGCGGTGGACGACTCAACCACCCAGGTGCCGGCTCGAGCGATTCGGCTCATGGCTGGTTTCGCTCACAACAGCGAGACGGGCGTGCAGTTGGAGGCCACGGCCTCGGAGGTGGTGTGCAGCGTGGACCGTGGCACGATCACGGCCAGGTTGATCGAAGGCAAGTTTCCCCGGTGGCGAGATGTGTTCCCTCAGCGGGACGTCGAGGCCACGGTGGTGGACGTTGTCGAGCTTGCGTCAGCGACGAGGGCCGCCAGCGTATGCACCAGCGAGCAGAGCAAGGGCGTGGAGTTCACGTTCTTCTCGGCCGGCATCCGGCTGCGTTCGCAATCGGCTGAGGCCGGGCAGGCTGAGGTGACGTGCGACGTGATAACGGCTGGCAAGCCGGCGGTGGTGAAGCTCGATCCACGGTTCGTGCTCGACTTCCTCGGCGGGCTCAGCACTGACGACGAGCCGCACGTTGAGATCGAGGCGGACAAGCCGGGCGACGCCGTGCTGCTCCGCTGTGGTGACGTTCGCGGCATCATCATGCCGCTCGCCGAGTGATCTTCTTTCTCGACGCCATCGACACGATGCCAGGCGAGGTTTTCGTCTGCCTCGTCCTGGCTGTGTCGTGGTTCCTCTCATGGGTGTGTGATGTTTTCGGCAAAGCAAAAACTCGACGAGGCGGCATTCCGCCAGATGTGGACGAGTGGCATGGAAGTCTGGCGGATGGCCGTGAAGCTGGGCATGTCCTCCACCCATGTGGGGACGACTGCCAAGCGGCTGGGGCTTCCACGCCGATGGCCAGGCGGGGCACGCGAGCCACAGCACGACGCAGCGCCAGGGAGCGACGAGGACGTGGCGTCACTCGACGCAGGGCTCAGGCTCGCACCAGAGATCCAGGCACGGGCGGATGAGGTGTTTCGCAGGCACCTCGAGGAGAAGCGGAGGCTGGCGTGAGCGACATCGTGGAGCGTCTGCGGGCAATGGCGGGGCCTCACCAGCCCAACGTCTGCACCGAGGCGGCGGATGAGATCGAGAGGCTGCGACTCACCGACGCGGAGCGCGAGGCATTGATTGTGGCATCCATAGAGTTGCAGGCGCTGGCGATGTGCGAGACGAACCACTCCGACGCCCTGCGGAGACTTCTGGCACGGCTGTCGTGAGAACTCCAGCGATCAGCGGCCCGTCCGCTGCATCGCGTGGTTCTGTGAGCGTAGAGTGGAGCGACGATGGACATTGAATCAGTGTTTCTCAGGGCGATGTTTCAGGCCACCGACAACTGGATTCTGCGAGGCGGGCCTGAGCCGAACGACAAGGCACTCTTGGCGCTCGCCCCTGAGTTGGCCGGATTGATCGCCGCAGCAAACGAGCAGGAAGACGACGAGGATGACGGCATGGAGTGGACTCCAGTTAGCGAACGGCCGCCGGATGATCTTGAGCAATGCCTAGTGGCACGCGGAGAAGACGTTGGCATTGCGTGGTGGCACAGCGGGCCACAGAAGTTCATCCACGAAGACATCGACAACGCCTGGATTCCGACACACTGGATGCCTCTCCAGGCCCCGCCAAGGGACGACAAGTAGCCACAGAACACGGAAGATCAGCAGCGGCGAGCCACGGACTATGAGCAAACCAACCGACGATAACGAGCCGTCTGCTGCATCGCTTGGTTCTGCAAAAACACGCGCTGATGGTGTACGGGTTGCACACCCGCTTTTCCAGGCGGGAGGAGACGGTTCGATGCCGATCTCAGCGCTTTGTCTGACGGTTGAAAGAATCCCAGTTGAAATGGCGTGCGACCTCAATCGGCGCTGGCACAGTCGCCTTCCAAAGATTGAGAAGTCGAACGTCGTTCGGAACGCCGACTACGCTTGCTACGGCGCGACGTTCGGCGGGGTTGCTTACGCTGCGGCTATTTGGTCTTCGCCTGTCGCTCGCCTATTGAACGATGGAAAAACTCTTGAACTTCGACGGCTGGCAATCGCTCCAGACGCACCGCGAAACACGGCGAGCCGGATGCTTGCGGTCATGCGTCGGATTGTCGGGCGAGAGATGCCGCACATTGAGCGGCTCGTCAGTTACCAAGACACCGAAGTCCACACAGGAGGCATCTATCGCGCAAGCGGGTGGCGCGCTGCGCGGATTGCCAAGGGGCATGAATGGGGTTGCCCGTCGCGGCCAAGGGACGCCGTGCAGTCCGCAGCCCACAAGATTCGGTGGGAGACGCCTGCGAAACGGAAGTAGCAGAACGCTGAAGCTGAGCGGCGGCCCCTGGCCGTCCGCTCCAGCGCCTGGTTCGCCGACGCCCGGCCGGGGCCGGAACCCTGCTTTTCCTCGGGAAATACGGGGGTCGAAAAAAATCTTTTAGCGGGGCTTGCCTTCCGTCCGACGTTAGGTATACTTAGGGCATGACGCGGAACGACAACAACACGAAAGGGAAGACGATGAACGCCACGAAGACTTTTGTTGAGCAGGCCACCGAGGACTTCCGGCTTGCTGGCCTTCGGCTGATGAAGGCCGAGGCAAATCTTGCCAAGGGTTACACGCTGCATCGGCTGGAGGAAAAGGTCGCTGCCCAGCAGGCGTGCGACCGAGCCAAGAAGCGGCTCGCAAGGGAGATCGAACGTAGCACCAACGGCTGACAAACCTTTGGCCGACAGGCAAACGCGGGATGGAACCCGCCTTGTGTGGTCCCGCGATAACTCCACCAAGGCTATCGAACAACAGAGCGAACGCCATGCCACGCATTACGCGAATCCACGTCAATCAGCACGTCATCCGTCGCAACGCCAAGACCGGCGAGCAGGAGCCGGTGTTGACGGTCAAGGCTGGGGGCGGCAATACCTACGCCCACTCCGTGCAGATTCTCGGCCCAAGCACGGTGGTCTATTCACCGTGCAAGCCGCTGTCGTGCGGCGCGAGGGTCTGGATCGAAACAAAGGCCGAGGTCGTGATCGACCCGGAAGCTCAATGAACGACCGCGTGACCTTCCGCCTTGGCTCGCTCGCGGGGCCTCTGGCGGCGTACTGCGAGCGGCACGGCACCACGCCGAGCGAGGCGATCCGGCTGGCGTTGTCGAGGCTGCTTCGTGTGGAGGCACCGGAGATGACGCCGGGCAACCCGGACATCGGCGAGCAAGCAGAGGCAGGAGCGAAGGCACGGTGGAAGAAACGGAAGGGCCGCAAGTAGTCGGCGAACCAGTAATTCTCCGGCCCTGCATAACGCCGATTATCCATCGCCATCGCCTGATAACACGCCGCACGCCTGCGTTTCGCCAGCGACATCCGGCCATGCCAGGAATTACGCGGCGACGATAATCGCTTGACACTGCCGCCACCATCGGCGGCATGGCGATCACGTTCACGGTTCCAGGCGATCCGGTGCCGCAGCCTCGTCCACGTGTCTCGACTCGTGGCGGGTTTGCTCGTGCCTACGTGCCTGCCCAGCACCCGGTGCACGCCTATCGCAAGGCGGTGATGGCCGCAGCCAAGGCTGCAGGGGCGACTGTCAGCGACGACGCCGTCAGCGTCGAGATCACGTTTCTGTTCGACCGGCCCAAGTCGCACCGCACGAAGAAGGGGCTGAGCAAGAACGCCCCGGCGTTGCCGCCACCCGACGTCGATAACCTCGCAAAAGCGTGCCTGGACGCCCTGACGTGCGTTTGTTGGCACGACGACCGCCAGGTGCAGCGGCTGACCGCCACCAAGAGTTACGCCGCCGAGAGTGCCACCATCGTGAGGGTGACATGAACGACCGTCCCGATATGCAACTCGGCGGGCAACTCGAGCAGGACAAGATCGTCCTGGCCCTGCTCAACGGACGCCGGGACGGGTTCTTCATCGACATCGGATGCGGGACGCCGCTGATCAACTCCAACACGTACCTGCTGGAGAAGCACTTCGGCTGGCGTGGCATCGGCATCGACGTCACGAACCAGCCCGACGCCATCTCGTGGGCTGACCGGCCCAACACCCAGCACATCGTGGCCGACGCCACGACGTTCGACTACGCCACGCTCGTGCCTGACGGCACGGTGGTGGATTTCCTGTCGCTCGACCTTGAGCCGCCGGCCCTCACCTACGACGTGCTGCGAATGCTGCCGCTCGACTCGTGGCGTCCGCATGTCATCGCCTATGAGGCTGACGCCTACCGGGACGATGAGGCCGCCATGCGTGAGCACCAGGCGTCCGAGTACCTGCGAGCGATGGGCTACTCGCTGCGGGCTCGGCTGTATCCACGAGTGCTTCAGCTGCTCACAGACGACGTCGGCTGCCAAGACCACATCTACATGCGTGCTGACATCCTGCGACTTGAAACCCGATGGGGTAGATGATGCCGCTACATTCCGCCGTGTGGTTCACCACGATGGCCTGCAACTACCACTGCCATTACTGCTGGGAAGTGCAGGCCCAGGATCGTGGCGAGTTCAAGCCGGCTCCGTGGGACAAGACTGCCGACCGCTGGGTAGCGGCCTGGAATCGGCTGCGGCCCAACGTGCTCGACGTCACGGGTGGCGAGCCATTCCTGTTGCCCTGGCTCGTCGACTTCTACCAGCGGCTGGACCCAGCCATTCGGTGCGGGATGACAACGAACATCTCGCACGACCTCACGCAGTTCGTGCAGAAGATTCCAGCGGAGCGGTTCATCAACATCACGTGCAGCTGGCACCCCAGCGACAACGGCACGAAGACGCATCCCAACAACCTTTACCTATTCACCGGACGGCTCTTGATGCTCAAAGAGCGTGGCTATCCGGTGCAGGTGAACTACGTGGCGTGGCCCGAGCAGCAGTGGTTGATCGCCGACTTCAAGAAATGGTTTGAGGATCACGGTGTCCGGTTTCACGTCGATCCCTACAGCGGCATCGCCTACTACCCGTTCACGGCAACGGACGCCGAAGAAGAGAACGTCCGCAAGTACACAGGGCCGGATCGTGTGCAACACGAGTGGACGCAGAAATACGGAAAGAATTACCGAGTGGACTGCTCCGGTGGCATGCACCATATCAACGTGCAGCCAGACGGCTCGGCGTGGCGGTGCATCCTCGACCGCCAACTGATGATCAACCCGCTGGGCAACATCCTCGACGAAGACTTCGCCCTGCTCGAGCAGCCACGCACGTGTGATGAGCACTGGCGGTGCCCCGGCTGCGACCGGGACAAAGTGCGAGTGAACTTCGTAGGCGAGCAGCCGTATCCGGGTCTGCCAGTGGTGGAGGTCTGATGCCACCTCTGACGCTGAACCAAGGCGAGGCCGAACGGAATCACCCGGACAAGATCGTGCCGCCCACCTCTCGTGAGTGTGCCCCCATTTACTGGGCACTCGTCGAGGAAGGCGAGCTCATGGCCAAGGGCCTCGACGTTGCCATCGTCGGCCTCGCCCGCAACTCCATGCCATGGATGCAGCTAAACGCCACGAGAGTCGAGAAGCTGGGCGAGCGATTCAAGTCGTGGCGGTGTTTCATCTACGAAAACGACTCGGACGATGGCACCGACGAGTTTCTGTCGGATTGGGCGGCAGGCTGTAGCAACGTCACCATCCGTTCAGAGAAGCATGACCGGCCGATGCTCTCGCACGAGAAGAGCCGAGCACGCACCGAGGCGCTGGCAGAGTATCGCCAGGTGTGCGTCGAGTGGGTGCGTGGTGCCCCACCTGACGTCGTCATCGCCATCGACTTCGACTCGTGGGGTGGCTGGAGCGACGATGGCGTCATGAATGGCATTTGGTGGCTGCACGAGAACTCATCGGCGGCTGGCATGGCGAGCGTGTCAACGATTGAGATGCCGATGCCGCAGATGCCAGATGGTCGGCTGCGAATCCACTACGACTCGTGGGCGTTTCGGCACACGGCGTGGACCGAGCACGACATGACATGGTTTCCGCACTGGTGGCCGCCTGTCGGCAGTGCCCCCGTGGCGTGCCGCAGTGCATTTGGCGGGCTGTGTATCTACAGGCCCGAGGCATACCTGGCCGGCACGTACTCAGGACCGGACTGCGAACACGTTGGGTTTCATCGCTCAATCCGAGAAGCCACCGGGCTGGGTATGTATCTCAACCCATCACAGCGGATCGTGATGAACTGGATACCAGAGGCGTTGAGAGATGGCAGGCAACACGGCGACGATTAGCGTCGAGACGTTCCGTGCCGACTGGTGTGCCGACGTTTCGATAGCGTCGCTGTGCATCCGGTACACCATTACGAAGGATCAGGTGATCCGGTTGCGTGATGTGTGGGAGTTGCCCCTGCGTCACGATAGGCGGCGACGTGCCAAGCCTCAGCGGCAGCGAGATCCGACCCCGGCCGAGATCGCCCGAGCCTGCCAGAGACTGCAGGAGTCGTGGGATGATCGCACTCGGGAGGATCGGCGTGTGATCAAGTCGAAGCCTGTGAGCGTCACCATCATCGACACGAGCGACAGCGTGAAGCGGCTCATCACCGCCATGGAACTGGACGCCAAGAGGTCTGAGACATGAGCGGGAAAGAGCCAGACATCCATCGACGCATCGTGGTTGAGTACGGGCTGAAACACGTCTACACGTTCATCACGGACGGGAACGGAAAGATCTTGGACGAGGACGTGTTTACCCAGCCATTCCGCCTTGAGCGCCGGGATGCCGCCGAGGAGGCGGAAGACTGCTATCGGGCCTCGTGGGACTGGTTGAACGAGACCGTGAACATCACGCCGCCACTGCAAGGGAGCGAGGACGAGGAGGCAGACTCAGACGAGGAGGACTGAGTATGCCAGCCTACGAAGCGACGCCCGAAGAGCTCCAGCAGTACGGTGCCAACCTGTCGATCTGGGAGCAGCTGCGGCTTCTGTCCGCTTGGTCCCCACTCATTGCCTACGGGCAGCGGTTTGTCCAGACGGCCGACCCGTACCAGAGGGCCATCATCGTGGCCGAGGCGTGCGAGTGGCTGGCCGCCCGCACTGACGCCAAGGTGGACGACGATCTCGTCCAGCGGTTGGCGGCGGTGCTGAAGACGAAGGAAGGCGAGCAACTCGTGCGGTGGCTGCTCCTCCAGGTCGAGGGTGCCAAGTGACCCACGATGATCTCCTTCGCACCGGTGCCGTCGCTGTTGCGGTGGCTCTCATCGCTGCTCCGTACTGGCAGACGATCCGTGGGCGTCTCGCTGAGGCCGCCGCAGCCGCCAAGAAGCACGGCCCCCTCATCGCCCGAGTCGCCGCAGCGGCCCTCGTGATCGCAGCAGCGTGGGGCCGCATTCCCCTGCCGGCCGTGCCCCAGCCGGTGGCACCAGTCAGTGTGGAGACTCCGACCGTGGAGATGCAGGCAGCAGTTCGCCCCGTGGCCCGAGCCCTCGCCGGCCTGCCGATGGGCGATCGGATGCTGTGGGCACAGACGTGGAGCAAGGCAGCCCTAGTTGTCCAGGCCGAAGGCGTGGGCGAGACGACGGTATATACCGAGACGCCATCGCTGCGAATCTACACGGTGCTCGTTTTGGATATCGCATGGCGACGCATTGGCGATCACGCTCCTGGTAGCGTGCCCGGCCTGCGTGACGCCGTGGAGGATGTGCTGGCCGGCGTGCTCGGCACCAAAGCCGTGCCGGTGACGCCCGAAATACGGGCACGGTATGTCGAGGTGGCACGGGCCATCGCCTGGGCCGGCGTGAATGGAGGCTGACGGTGGAGCCTCACGCATTTGGCTATGTGCCCGATCCCGCTGGCGCTGAAGCGTTCGTCGCCACGCTGCCGCATCCGACGCTGGCCACAGCCGCTCCTTCGTTCGTGGCTGACGAGAAGCGAGAGGTGATGCTGTACCCCGCCCTTGTGCAGTGCCTGCCAGGCTGGAAACGTGGCTCGCAGGGCAACGTCGGCTCCTGCGTGGGCTGGGGCTCATCGCTGGCCGTGGACATCGTTGCGGCGTGCGATGTGGTCTACCGCAACGAAACCGAGGTCGTCGCTGGCCGCACCATCGAGGCGAGCCTCTACGGGTTTTCTCGTGTCGAGGCTAGGGGCCAGCGGTCAAACAACGGCGGGGATGGGTCCACAGGGTTTCACGCTGCCAAGGCCATCCGAGACTTCGGTGCCCTGCATTACGGCGTGGACTACGCCGGCACGGTCATCCGAGAAGAGAACAAGCAGCAGCGTGATCGTGAGTGGGGACGCACTGGCGTGCCCGACTCGCTTGAGCCGTTCGCCAAGCAGAGGCGGTGCAGCGAGACGACGCTAGCCACGACGTTTGAGCAAGCAGCAGCAGCAATCCAGAACGGCTATCCCGTCGTCGTGTGCTCTGGGCAAGGCTTCAGCATGTCTCGTGATGAGGATGGATTCTGCCGGCCAGGTGGCACTTGGTACCACTGCATGACGCTTGCAGGCGTGAGGTGGGGCAAGCGACCCGGGCTGCTGTGCTTCAACAGTTGGGGCGACAGCAACACAGTCGGCAAGCACTACCCAGAGACGATCCCCGACGCCGTCCGCAAGTGCTCTTTTTGGATCGACGCCGCTACGTGCACTCGGATGCTGTCTGGCGAAGACTCCTACGTCTACGCCGGCTACAGCGGATTTACGCCGACGAATATCCCCGATTGGACCGGAGGTGTGTTGTGAGGTGGCTCCTTGCCTTCTTCGTCGTGTGTGCTGGCTGCGTCATGACGGTCCCAGAAGACCACAGCATCAGCGCCGACCTGGCCGCCGAGACGGCACGCTGCGTCGTCGAGATGCGGGCGGCAGTGCGGCCCGAGCCGCCGAAGCCGCAGCCCGGAGAAAAATGCCCGGACTGTGATGGCACGGGCCGGCTGCCGACTGACGGGCGGATCGTCATTACTTGTGAATCGTGCCGTGGCACTGGAAAGAAATTGCAGAGCGTTCTGGTCACCGAATGACACTCGCTGAGATGCAACAGCACGTGTGGGACAACCTGCCGACGCTTCAGCGTCTGGCTGGCCGCCGGCTCGTTGACCGAGTCGTCCGCCGTGCCGTTTCGTCCTGGCCCGTGGCGGTGCTCGAGCAGTGCGACGAGGCACAGGGGGCGGTAGTTGGCCAGCACTACGGACGATCCACCGAGCGGGCCGTCAGGGGCGAGCTCCAGATGGGCATTCTCGCCATGTTCCTTTTGTCGGCCGTCGTTCAGGTCGTGGTGCGGATGCTGATCGAGTGGTGGTTTGAGCACTCCGAGAACCGCAAGGCAATGCGGGCCATGGTGCGTGAGGCGCGAGATGACTGACGAAAGAAAAGGCCAAGTGCTCGACATCCTGAGCAACTACGCATTCCCGGCCCTCGTGGCGGCAGCGTTGGCGTGGTTCATTCGCACTGACTTGCTGGTGCCGCTTCTTGAAGAGCACCGCATGACAGTTAAAGAGTTGCGAGAGACTCAGAGGGAGATTGCCAAGGCCGTCACCGAGCAGACACGCTTGCTTGAGGCACTACAACCACGGGCAGCGGAGGGCAAATAGCATGGGCATGTCGCCGAGACTGTTGAGGCCGAAGCAGACAGGGCGATACCTATTGGATTTCTATGGCGGGGCTATAGCTGCGTATTCGTTTCGGCAGTTGCGAACAGGACACACCACGGCTGTTGTTAGGGTGCGCCGTTCCAGCGACAACGCCGAGGCGGATTTCTTGGCCAAGGAAGTCACTGATGGCACGCTCGCCAGCTGGGTTGGCGCTGGAAATGATGGCTACGTCCGCACGTTCTACGACCAAAGCGGAAACGGCCGGAACATGGGGCAAGCAACGTCTACCCGCCAGCCGAAGTTGGTCGCAAGCGGAGCAGTGATCCTCCAAGACAACCTTCCGACGCTTGAGTTCACCAACTCGCGAGGCGATCTACTAAACACTGGCACAGTTTTCACTGCTGGGCCGCCGCTAGATGCCTACCTAGTTGCCAGATTTAGGGCCTTCAGCGGTGGCGGCGGCATTCGCGGACTACTAAACTCATCGGCCGCTTCGTCTGCTGCGTGCCTTCGTGAGTCGTTTGGGACTCTTGAGATGGCATCGGGAACAAACCTTTCCATCGGCTCGTCTGCCAGCGTCGTTAGCACGAATCGCTTTGTCTGGAATCCGTACTTTGACACCAGCACAAGTTCGTCTCTTAGACGAAATGGCTCCTTAGTCGGTTCTGCTGGCAATGCAGGAACGAATACCATCTCGGGTCTTGCACTTGCTACTGACGCCCAGATTGCAAACCGTTCCGGTGATGTGAACATTCAAGAGGCGGTGTTTTACGGCGCACAGCAAGCACGGCGAGCCGACATTGTTGCCAACATAAACAAACATTTTGCGGTGTACTGATGCCATACGTACTAACGGCACCACAACATGCCGAGCAACTTAGCCGCAGCCTCATGCGGCTACTGCGTCCATCGCACCTCCGGGGAGATGCGTGGACCGATCTCTATTGCACCGTGCTAACGCATCCCACTAACGGACAGACAGCCTTGGCACTGCCAGGCGAAGAAACAGTGCCAATACACGTAGAGGCAGACGGCGATGAGTTGGCCGCATTGCTTGGCGTATTCGTTAGCGATGGGGCTTTGACGAAGGCCGAGGCAGATGGCATCGCCGCCGCAGTCCGGGAGAATGCCGGGCATATCGTGAGAATCGCCGATTTCATTCCGCCATCGTGGTCGCCTTACGTGCTCACGCACCAGCAGATGGAGGCCGGCGGTTGGTTTCCACATCCATCCGGCCCCTGACCGCTGCAAGCCTGCCCCCTCCTCGCCCTACGCTAAGGCAAGGCGGCCACGATTCGGGCACGACCCGAGCCACACCAGGAGATGAGTCATGAGCCACGTGAAGATCAAGCGGTATGAGCGAGACGTCAGCATCACGCTCTATACGGCGACTGCTGACGCAACCACCATTCGCATGGATGACATGGCCGGTGGCGTTGTAAACGTCGGCACTATGAGCACAAATGCCACCAGCATCCAAATCTGGGGCAGCAACAGCGAAGCCGGCACGTATCGCCGACTCTACGACGCCTCTGGCTCTGCGGCTGACATCACGCTCTCGCCGTCCAGTACCGCTGGACGTATCTACGCCCTGCCAGATGCCTGTTTCGCCCTGTCGTGGATCAAGCTGGTGTCGGCCACGACGAACAGCACGGGCACGCTGGGAGTCGTGTCCCTCAAGTCATAGCCCACCCTGTGCCGCAACGCATCCCCGCTCATAGGCCAGTGAGACTCAGAGCGTCACGCACGAGGCGTGATGACAGTGGGCGGCCCAATGCCGCTGCTCGAGGCTACTGCGACAAGGCCCACAGACGATGGCGGCAGGCGGTGCTCACACGGGATGCGTGGGCGTGCAGGGTGTGCGGACGTGTGTGCGATGGCTTCAAGGAAGCTCAGGCTGATCACATCGTGCCCATCAGCCAAGGCGGTGAGCGGTACGACTTGAACAACGGGCAGACGTTGTGCATCCGTTGTCACTCGTCGAAGACTGCCAGAGAGGCAGGGCGGTCTACGCC